GGGCCTGCCGGACCTCGTGGCGAAAAGGGCCTCGACGGGAAAGACGGGCGGGATGGGCGCGAAGGCAAAGACGTTCATCCAAAAGCGAGTCTTCAAGCGCCTGAATAGACTTCGACATATCACGATGAGCGAAGCCACTGAAGTCAAGAAGCCGTCTTTCGTAAAGGGTTCTGCGGCAAGGATTTGGCGCAAGTATGCGGCGACGCTTTCGACGGCCGGAAAGCTGAACGAGATCACGGCCGATATGTTCGGGACGTGGTGTTGCCTCATGGCTGAGTTTCAGAAAGGCCCAGAAGTGTTCCAGGCATCGCGGCTAACGCAGATGCGGATGTACGCCAAGCCGTTTGGATTGATGCCTGAAGGCCCCGCGGAAGTCGAGGGCGAGGCTAGCGACCCCGCCGAGAGGTATTTCGACAAACCATCGAAGCCGACCCTAGTTAAAAAGCAAGCCTAGAAGCCCACACACAACTTGTCAGATCCTGTCCTTAGCTACGCGATTGACGTCGTTGACGGCCGAGAAGTCGCAGGGCCATTGGTGCGTTTGGCGTGCCAGCGGCATCTTGACGACCTGGAGCACGGTGAAAAGCGCGGCTTGTGGTGGGATCAATCCGGAGCCGATCGCGTCTTCGGGTTTTTTGGCGAAGTCCTGCATTTGGCCGGTGGGGAATTCGAGGGCAAGCCGTTCTCGCTGGCCCCGCCGCAGCAGTTCATCGTCGGGTCACTGTTCGGTTGGCGGAAGGAAGATCAGCGACGATACCGCACGGCCTACGTCGAGATTGGCAAGGGCGGCGGGAAGTCGCCACTTGCTGCCGGCATCGGGCTGTACATGTTCGCCGCTGACGGTGAGGCGCGGGCGGAAGTCTTCGCCGCAGCGACCGACAAGGAGCAGGCCCGCATCCTGTTCCGTGACGCCGTGGCCATGGTAGACCAGTCCCCGGCCTTGGCCCGGCGCATCCTGAAGTCGCCGAAGGAATCCGATCAGCCGGACCGCGTTTGGAACCTCGCGCACCTTTCGACTGGATCATTTTTCCGGCCGATTTCGTCGGAGTCCCGCGGGCGCGGCAAGTCTGGATTCCGGCCCTACTGCGTTCTTCTCGATGAAGTCCACGAGCATCAAACTGACGCAATGGTTGAGTTCATGCGCAAGAACATCAAGGGGCGCCCGAATGCTTTGGTGTTGATGATTACCAACTCTGGTGTCAATGATCCAGGCTCGGTGTGCTTGCGCTATCACAACTACTCGGCGCAGGTTCTCAAGGGCGCTACTGACGATTCGTTTTTCTCGTACACCTGCGGTCTTGACGACGGTGACGATTGGACGGACCCCGCCGTTTGGAAGAAAGCGAACCCGATGCTCGGCGTATCCGTGCGCGAGTCCTACCTGCAGGAAGAGGTCCGGCAGTCCATCGGGATGCCTTCCCGCCAGTCCCTAACGCAGCGGCTGAATTTCTGCATGTGGGTCGATTCTGCGAACCCGTTTATAGCGCCGGAAGTATGGGCAGCGAACGGGAAAAAGCCAGCGGCAGTACCTGCTGAATGCTCTGGAGCACTCGACCTGTCGAACAAAAACGATCTTTCGGCGCTTGTGCTAACCGACGACGAAGGCGGGGTCTATCCGTACTTTTTCACTCCGAAGGAAGGTCTCCGCCTACGAGAGGAACATGATCGCGCACCATACGCGCAGTGGGTCCGCGAGGGCTACTTGATCGCGGTGCCCGGCAAAACCATTGACTATCGCTACATCGCGCAGAAGGTCGGAGCGTTGAAAACTGAAGGCGTCAAGATCAAGAGCCTGGCGTTCGATCCGTGGAACATCGATGCCATGATTGCCGCGTTTGAAGCGGAGGGCGTTGACGTTACGTTGACGCCGCATGGGCAGGGCTATCGAGATATGTCGAAGTCTATTCAGGCGCTTGAAGACTCGCTTTTGGATGAACGTCTTAGACACGGCAACCATCCCGTTCTGACGTGGTGCATGAATAACGCTCAGGTTGAGACTGACCCAGCCGGTAACCGCAAATTCACGAAGCGTAAGGCGACCGGCCGCATAGACGGCGCTGTCGCTCTCGCGATGGCCGAAGGGCTCAGGTCCACCACGACGACCGAGCCGAAGTACCAGATGATGTTCATAGGATAAAAACCCGCTGAAAACCTCAACTCTCAAAAATCCGCATCTGCGGAGTCGCCGAAGTCTGCCCGAAAGGGGACCACATGAAAAATAACCGCGCCTACTCCGTGCTGGAGATCAAGTCAAGCAGCGACGACGCCCGCACGCTTGAAGGCATTGCGACAACGCCGACAACAGACCGCATGGGCGATGTTATCGAGACCTCCGGCATACAGTTCAAGCTGCCGCTGCCCTTGCTCTATCAACACAACGCCAAGCAGCCGATAGGGACCGTAACGTCGGCGAAGGTCGGCAAGGACGGAATCTCGATCAAGGCGCAGATCGCACCGCCAGGCATCGCTCCGTTCATCGATGAAGCATGGGCCTTGATCAAGGCAGGACTGGTTCGCGGTTTCTCGATTGGGTTCAGGACTCTCGAAGAATCCTACATGAAGGACGCGGGAGGGTTCCGCATCCTCAAGAGCGAGTGGCTGGAACTCTCCGCGGTCACCATCCCGGCAAACGCAGAAGCATCAATCCTCACCGTCAAGTCTTTCGACTCCGAAGCGCTGGCCGCGTCTGGCACAACGCGCAACGGTTCAGGGGCTGGCAAAACCAAAACCATTCCCGGCGTCTCGGGCATTGGGAACAACTCCATGAAAACCATTCAGGAAAAGATTCTGGCCCTTGAGGCCGATTTGAAGACAAAGAGGATGCGTATGGACGAGATCGTCGACTCCGAGGAATCTGACGAGCAGTCCGAGTACGCCACACTCGCGAAGGAAGTCGATGGCATGGCCGACAGGCTTGCGTCACTTCGCTCGCACGAGAAAGCCATCGGTACTGCGGTTCCGGCGAAGGCCGAGACCAAGGAAGAAGGATCGCGCAATCGCGGACGCGAGCGCAGTGAACCTGTCGAGGTCAAGTCAGCACTCCCGAAAGGTCATGGGATGGCCCGCAAGGTCATCTGCATGATCAACGCGCACGAACGCCATGTCAGCCCGATCGAACTGGCGCGCAAGTATTACCCCGACTCCCCGGAAGTCGAGTTGGAACTGAAGGCAACTATTGCCGCCGGCGACACCACGACATCGGGATTCGCTTCACAGCTGGTCCCTACGGCTGCGGGAAATCTGACCGGCGAATTCATCGAGTTGCTTCGCCCTGCAACGCTGATCGGCAGAATCCCCGGATTGAAGCGCGTACCGTTCAACGTGGCGATTCCATTGGAGACCACGGGGTCAACGTTCAACTGGGTCGCCGAGTCAGCTCCGAAGCCGGTGAGCGCAATGGCCTACGACCAGGCCACCATCACGCCATTCAAGGCTGCGGGCATTGTCGTCATCACGAAGGAGTTGGCGAGGTTCTCCAGCCCGGCAGCGGAAGGAATCATCAAGGATTCGATGGTCAAGCAATGCACAAAGTTCCTTGATGAGCAGTTCATCACGGACACTGTTGCGGGAGTGGCAGGGGTCAATCCTGCATCGATCCTGAACGGCAAGGCGGCGGCTGGCGCGACAGGTGGAACCACGGCGGGAGACTTCGAGTACGACCTCTCCGTGGCGATGACGGCATTTGTCACGAGCGGCAACAATCCCGCAGACGCGGTCATTTTGCTGTCCGCAACGAATGCCTACAATCTCTCGCTGATGCGCAACTCGTTGTCTTCAGCGCGGGAGTTTCCTGACTTGACCATCAACGGCGGATTCATTGGAGGTATTCCCGTCGTGGTTTCGCAGAGCGTCGGTGCGCGTCTTGTTGTCGTGAAGGCATCGGAGATTCTGTTCGCCGACGACGGCGGAATGGATATCTCGGTGTCGGACCAGGCATCGGTAGAAATGTCGTCGACTCCGATCGCGGGTGAGGCGTCCCCGATCACCGGCGCTGTCCTGCAAAGCTTCTGGCAGCGCAACTTGATCGGTATCCGCGTCGAGCGGTTCATCTCGTGGAAGCGTGCACGCACGTCCGCCGTGGAATGGATCTCCGGCGCCGCCTACGCTCCAGCAAACCCCGCGTAAGTCAGTCCTGAATGGAGTGGCCCGTCTTCGGGCGGGCCACTTCTCGGAAAGGATCACATGGAAATCATCGCAAAGATAACCCACCAATACGGTCGTCGGGCTCGCAGGCCGGGCGACAAATACAGCGCGACTACGGCGCACGCGAAATTCCTCGTGGCGCAGGGTCTCTCCGAGTATCCCAAGCCTCCGAAGGCCGCGACTGTCGAAAGCAAGGACATGGCGGCGGAATCGGCGAAGGCAACGGCCGAGTCAGACTCCAAGCGAGCGTACAAGCGCAAGGACATGGCGGCCGAGGGAAAACTCTAGGTGAAGCTCCCGTTCGGGCTTGAGATCCGGCGTCAGAAGTCTCTCAACACGTTGACGTCCGTCTCAAGTCAATGGAACTGGTGGTCTCCACTCGGCATCCATGAGCCGTGGACAGGCGCATGGCAAGCGAACGCGCCGGAGATTGATCGCGTTGAAAGCATTCTCGCGTTCTCGGCCGTTTTCGCGTGCGTCACGGGGATCGCTGGGGACATTGCGAAATGCCGTATCAAACTGGACCGTGAGAATGCAGGAATCTGGGATGAGGTCACGACCAATTCTCCGTTCCTACCGGTTCTACGCAAGCCAAACCACTACCAGAACCGCATCAAGTTCATTGAGCAGTACATCGTCTCAGAGCTTCTCAACGGGAACACGTATGTCCTGAAAGAGCGTGATGCTCGCGGCATTGTCACGAGGCTCTACGTCTTGGACCCGAACCGCGTAACGGTCCTCATTTCCGACAATGGCGATGTCTTTTACGAGTTGAGAACCGATTACTTATCACAGCTTGACGATACCGTAACCGTACCGGCATCCGAGATCATCCACGACATGATGGTATCGCTATGGCATCCGCTTATCGGGGTGTCCCCTATCTACGCTTGCGGCATGTCGGCGACGATGGGAAACAAGATCCAAGCTAACAGCACGGGGCTTTTCGGCAACCGTTCCACGCCGGGCGGCATCCTTACGGCTCCAGGATCTATCTCGAACGAGACGGCGGAACGCATGAAGCGAACATGGGAGGAGAAATTCACGGGCGCCAACGTGGGACGTCTTGCGGTTCTTGGCGACGGCCTGAAGTACGAGCAGATCACCATGACGGCCACGGACGCCCAGTTGATCGAGCAGTTACGGTGGACGGTTGAAGATGTCGCCCGAGCGTTTCACTATCCGATGTACAAACTCGGGGGGCCGTTGCCTCCGTATTCATCCAGCCCAGAAGCCTTGACGCTGATGTATTACAGCGATTGTCTCCAGATCATCATCGAAAAGTTTGAACTGTCACTTGATGAGGGACTGTCGTTGCCGTCCGACATGTGTACGGAAATGGACCTCGACAACCTGATGCGGATGGACACGACGGCGCTCTTTGAATCGAACAACAAGGCTGTTGCCGGAGGCTGGATGTCTCCCGATGAGGCTCGATTCCGGAAGAACATGCACCCGGTATCTGGCGGCGACACTCCGTATCTGCAGCAGCAGAACTACAGCCTTGCTGCGCTTGCAAAACGCGACGCGCAGGCTGATCCGTTCGCATCGAATAGCGCAGCGCCGGTGCAGCCAGAAAACTCAGAGCCAGCAGCTAAGGGCTTGAGCCTGACTCGATTCGCGCAACTTTCCGAAGAGGTATTGGTTTGCCGATGATCGACGAAGCGGAAGCGGTTGTCCTTTTAGGCTCGATTCGGAAGGCTATTGATTCCGCGATCGACGAGCGTACTCGGGACTTGCAGCGCGAGAATGTGTCACTGCGGAAGGCCATTGAGGATCTGGAGTTGAGGATTAAGGCCATTCCTTGCGGCCCTGTTGGCCCTCAGGGCGAACGTGGAGAGTCGGTCAAGGGTGACCGCGGAGAACGTGGCCAGGATGCGCCTCCCGTTGATCTCGTGAAGTTGGCGGCCGATGTTGCGTCGCTGATTCCAGTTCCGCGCGACGGGCGTGACGGTGAGAAGGGCGCCGATGGGTTACGCGGTGAACGTGGTGAGAAGGGCGCCGATGGGTTACGCGGTGAACGTGGTGAGAAGGGCGCCGATGGGTTACGCGGTGAACGTGGTGAGAAGGGCGCCGATGGGTTACGCGGTGAACGTGGTGAGGCTGGACCCGCTGGCCCGAAGGGTGACGTTGGAGAGAGAGGGATAGACGGCGAATCAATCCGCGGTGAGATTGGGCCTGCCGGACCTCGTGGCGAAAAGGGCCTCGACGGGAAAGACGGGCGGGATGGGCGCGAAGGCAAAGACGGTCGAGACGGCAAGGACGGTGAGCCCGGGCGTGATGCACTCGACATTGACATCCTCGCGGACATCGATGAATCCAAAACATACCCACGCGGCACATTCGCGCAACGCGCTGGAGGCATTGCACGATTCACCGGTGTTGAATGGCGTCAGATCATCGCCGCGCCTGCGGAGCCTCGCAGTGTCATCGATCACGAAACCGAACAGTCCACGGAAGATCCGCGCCGCTTCACGTTCAGGACAGTCTTTTCTGACGGGACTGTCAAGGCCAAGGAAGCGCACATTCCAGTGATGCTTTTCAAGAGCGTATTCAAGTCTGGGCAGGCTTACCTTAAGGGCGACGTCGTTTCCAAGGATGGCTCAATGTGGGTATGCCTTGTCGATTCAACGAAGGCCACACCAGGAGACTCGCAGGACTGGCAGCTATCGGTCAAGCGCGGTAAGGATGGCAAGGGCGAAAAAGGCGAGAAGGGCGATCCAGGACAAAACGGAAGGGATCTGCGTTACCAATGATTCTTGTTTCACTTTCGCAGGCGCTTGACCATCTTCGGGCGAATGATGACGACGCTTACAACGTCGAGTTAAAGCTTCAGCTAGCATCATCGATCGTGCTGAAGCACATGGGATACGACGCGATTCCAACGGGCGAATATGACGAAGACACGTCACCGCCGACACTGCATCCTGTTTATTACACTGAGGACTCTCCACCCGTGCTGTCGGTAAGCGGCAACGTTAAAGCTACCGTCTTACTGGTACTCGGAGAGCTTTACGAAAACCGGGAAGGAAGCATAGCGGATGTGCTTTCAGGAACGGTCCGCGACTTACTTTCGACCTCGTTTGATCCGCCGTTTGCGTAACGAATAGGGAGGACAGTCTATGTCAGCAGTCAATGATTTTGAGAATAAACTCTTGCTCTACTTGTTCAACAACACGGCCTTGGCTGACGTTGGCGACGCTACCGGAATCCCGGCTACGGCCTCGGCTGGCAGCACGCAGCTGGCTCTCAGTACGTCCGCGCTGACCGATACCGACACGTTGTTGACCGCTACGGAAGTGGCCTATACCGGATACGCGCGCCCGACGCAGGCACGGAGTAGCGCGGGATGGACCGTCTCTGGCAACAACTGCAGCAATGCCGCGTTGATTCAATTCGGCGAGATGTCCGCAGGCGGTCCGGATACAGTCGTGCATCTTGGACTCGGGTTGCTGGCGACAGGCAACGTGCTCAGAATCCACGCGGACCTGGACGCCGATCTCGTCATCAACAACGGGGTCAATCCTCAATTTGCTATCGGGGCGCTTGACATCAATCTCGACTAAGAGTCCAGATGCAACTTTTCAAGACAGTCGGCGAAAAGATTCTCAAGCAAACTCCCTACGGAGTGCGCGTTGAGGGCGTCGATGTCGTTGTGACAATCGGCAGGGCAACGGTGACGATGAACTACGAGACAGCATTTAAGTTGAGCGCGTTTCTCCGGCATGGCGGCACGCTCGCAAAGCGGGCAGCGGGGGACCATAGCCGCAAGTTCACCATTGTGGCTGATCTCACCGACGCGAACGCCGAGGAATTACAGGCGGCTCTCAGCGTAGACCGCAAGTCGGTCTATATTCGGCGATGAAGTAAAATGGCAATCAGCGTTGACGCAACACGGACGGAGTCAGTCCGCACCGACACCTCCGATCCCTACACTTTCAACTACACGCCTAACGCGACCCCGCGCGGAATCTGCGTCTGCGCCATTCACTCGGATTCTTCCACCGATCATATCTCCTCGATGACCTACGGCGGGGTCGCAATGGCCCGCGCCGTGACTGCTGCTGACACAGCAAACGAGCCCGGCCGTGCTGACATCTGGTGGCTAGGCCGTGGAGTACCGACAGGAACTCAGACCGTTTCAGCGGACTTGACGTCCGCAACCACTGACGATATTCAGTTCGTCGTCTTCGCGTTCAACGGCGGCAAGAATATTGATCTCGTCGATACCGATTCGGTTCAGGAGAACACCAACAATCCATCGGTGACGATGCAGACGGGTGGGAGGCATTGCGTCACGATCAGTGCGTTCTATTTCGGCGGTTCGACGGCCCCGGCGCCGAACGCGAACATGACCACGCTGCATACCCACGATTTCACGGTGCAGTTCGGCACCGTGGACATGCAGACCACGCCGGGCACGGGGAACTTCACCTGCAGCTACACGGGGAACGACGATACCGCGCTGGCCGTTGCCACATTCTCCGAAGTTCTTGAAGTTCTCACGGCCACAGCAGCTCCAACGTTTTCACCTGTAGCGGATATCAGCGCGAGAGGCAAGCTGACAGGCAGCGCCCTTGTCGCCCTCAGTCCTGTGGCGGATATCAACGCTACCGGTAAGCTGAGCGCTGCAGCAACCGCCGTATTTAGCACGGCGTCAGATCTAACTTCAGCGCTAAATCAAAACATCGCAGCAACCGCGTCGCTGTCGTTTGCCACGTCAGGCGATGTCAGCGCAGCCGGGACAGTATCCGCAGCAGCAACACTGGCATTCAGTCCAGAGGCGGACATCAGTGCAACGGGAGCGCTTGCTGCAACCGCTACCGTTGTCTTCAGCCCGCTCGCGGATGTATCTGCCCTAGGGGCGCTGGCAACTACGTCCAGCTTGGCTTTCAGTGGTGTAGCCGACGTCAATGCTACTGGTTCACTCGCTGCCACCTCATCAGTGATCTTCAGTCCAGTTGCTGATATCAACGCAGCGGGGGCGGTTGCGGCATCCGCGAATCTGGCGTTCTCACCCTCGGCGGCAACTAGTGCTGCTGGCACGCTCACCACTGCTGGAACCTTAAGTTTCAGCACGGCGGCAAATCTCGCTTCTGGTATTAGCCAAGACATCTCGGCAACCTCAACGCTTCTCTTTTTGACAACGGCAGACATCAATGCGACTGGGGCGCTCGCTTCGATGTCGGATCTTGCATTCACCGCGGCCGCCGACATCAGTGCAACCGGAACGGTCACCGCAACTGCAACGCTGGCCTTCAGTCCAACAGTCGATATCAGCGCAATAGGTAAGTTGCAGGCAGTTGCATCTCCAGCGTTCACAAATTCTGCCGATTTAAGGGCAGCCGGGCAGATCCGATCCACTGCAACACTCACGTTTGCGCCAGTTGCCGATATCGGCGCGACTGGGAAACTAGGCTCCGTGGCAGTGGTCCTTTTCAGCACAGGCGCCGCAATCAGCGGCGAACCGTTGACATGGAATCCAGGAACAGGACGATTGGTATCGCTTGCTCGCAGTAGAAATACGGCCCTTGTATCCGATGGCCGCCGAGTTCTATCGCTAGCCAGTAGTCGAAACACGGCGTTGGTCGCCAATGGCCGCCGATCTGTCTCGATCAGCGATGGTAAAAATTCCGTCCTTGTTCACGAGCCTTAACATGCAACGCTTTTACATCAAGCAAGGCGACACACAATTGCCAATCACGGCGACACTGGAAGAAGCTGACCTGACTGGCGCGACGGTCCGCTTTATCATGCGCGATGCGATTGGGATAGCGGTGCGGCTGGATGAGACTGCAGTAGTCACGAACGAAACAGCGCCCGCAACGGTGCAATACGATTGGCAGAACGGCGAGACCGACGTGGAAGGCGAGTTCATCGCGGAATTTGAGGTCACGTTTGATGACGACACGAAGATGACCTATCCCAACGACGGCCATATCGCCGTGATCGTCCAACGTCAACTTGGATAGGATGAAGAGATGAACGTATTCCTGACGAGCAAAACATCAAAGCTGGCGTTTGGCAACGTTGTCTTTGATGAGATGGGCCAGCCGATTTTCACTCATGACCGCCTAAACGGGACGGTGCAAATGGGTCCGGGATACTCGTTGCTTGACGAAAACGGAGACCCGATTGGTGGCGGAAGCGTCTCCGAGCCCGCCAATCAGATCGTCTACGGCACGGGAAGCGGGGTGGATTCGAGCGCGAATTTCACGTTCGACACGTCTATCAATGAGCTATATATCACCGGAACGAATGGCGGGAGTCTCTACTTTCGTGGGAATGGCAACGCTGTTGATGGCTTGACAGTCACGAACTATGTAACTGATGATTTTCAGACCGCAGCCATCACGGTTAACGCTGACAGCATCGGCGCATCCGGCGGAACAAGTGGAATCTTCATTAACGCCAGTGCCGCAAATAGCGATTACGTAGAGGGGATTGGCGTGCAGGTCCGACAAACTTCCGGCGGAAGCGTAGGTAGCCTGACTGCGATTGTCGTGGCTTCTCCGCAAATTGCGGGGACTGTTACAGACGCCATCGGAATCAGCGTCAACAACATTTCCGGCGCAACCAACAACTACGCCATAATAGTTGCGGCTGGAACGACGGGGTTAAACGGCGTGGTCGCACCTACGGCTGGGCTACATTTAGGGGCAGGCACAACAACGGTAGCGCCATTTAAACTGAATTCAGGCACCAACCTGACAACCCCGGAGGCGGGCGCTATTGAATGGGATGGTACTAACTTGTTCGTCACCCAAACAACAGGGCCGACAAGAAAAACGGTAGCATGGACAACAGATATAACGGGAGGGTCGGTTGCCACAGATGCTATTTGGGATGCAAAGGGAGACTTAGCCGTAGGAACCGGGGCGAATACAGCGGCAAAATTGACCGTCGGCACGAACGGTATGCAGCTTTACGCACAGTCAGCAGAAAGCACGGGGGTTAAATGGGGAACAACAACGATAAGTCCGGCACAGATAACGAGTGATCAGGATGATTACACCCCGACAGATTGGGCAAAATCTCAAATCGTTCGCATAAGTGGAGACAATGGGATAAGAGCGATCACGAGTTTTGCGGCAACCTTTGATGGTGACGAAAAGACGCTGATAAATATTGGATCGTACCCGGTTTATATTCCATCAGAACACCCGGATGGAACAGCGGCCAATAGGGTGATTTCCGTTGGAGATTATATCTTATTCCCTGACAATTCGGTTAAAATAAAGTACGATGCAACGTCTTCCAGGTGGAGGCTGTTAAATGGTTTTGACTATGGCGAGGCGACACTGTTTTATAGTTGGTCGGCAGGTTCTATAACCGCCGCCGACTATGGCGATATAGCATTTACAACAAGCGGTACTGGGGCTTCAAACACAGCGACAGCGGCGGGCAGCGGTTTCCCTGGGCATACTTTGGGATCGACAGGCACTACAAATGCGGGATGGACTGGATTGTATTTTGCAAAAGGCTTATTAGAGCCGTTTTATTTCGGCGATGCCCATACCGGGATGCAGGCGATATTGCAATTCCCAACACTGTCAGACGGCACAGAAACCTATTATTTTCACTGCAACGTTGATGCCGCCCCAACAGGTATTCAAGCTAACGGAAACCCAAATGCCAACACAATCGGAATCCGATATTCGAGCGCTATAAATTCAGGGAAATTTGAGGGTTATTCGCGCAACAATGCCGGTTCTGAGACTACGGTTGATCTTGGCGTTACTGTCGCGGCAAATACTACATACGACCTTCGTGTTGAAATGGACAAAGGCAACACGGAGGCCCGTTTTTTTGTAAACAGGGTTGCAAAGGGGCGTGTCGCGGCAACGATGCCGACTGCGCAATCTTGTGCTGCAAGAATGTATCAGCTGAAAACAGCAGGAACAACAGCCAGGACAATCAGGTACATAAGCCTTCGATCAATGTCAGGATAAAAAACGCTAAGTGCCGCCGCCCCATTTTGTACGGCCTTGTTTTGTATATGAATGACCGCCTCTTTTTCCGCACCCGCGCTATCTGTGGCGCGGTGCCTTTCCCGGCAATCTTTTTCATATCGCCAACAGCGACAACACCGCCGTTGCTATGGCTGTCGCGTCGTTGCTTGATGTTCCGGTGTATGGCAGCCCGTCCACATTAAAACTTACTGTGGTATTGGCTCCCTGTATTGATTCTGCATACCCCGTTACTGCGTAATTGCTTGTGAGCCATGAAGCTAACTGGTTTTTTGTCCACATTTTTGAAACTGTTGGGTCAGATAGGTTTATTATGTCCGTAAAATCATTGTTGTTGCATATGGCCCTGACCGTGCCGTCATTGAATTGAGCCACCAAAAGGCATATATCAGCCCCTGAATACACGGTATCTAAACCGACCTCCAAGGCTGGATAATTATTTTTTA